CGCAGCGGCCGGCGTTTCAGTTTCCCCGTGCGTCCTCGACGCTATCGGTTGCCATGCCGTTCATCCGGCGGGCCACCTCTAACACCCGGTCCAGGGCCGCCGCGTTCTTGCGTCCCAGCTCGCCCGCGTCGGCGTCCTCGAAGATCCGATCGCCCTCGGGTGTGCAGATCACCAGCACACCCAGGCGGCCCCGCAGGTTGTCCAGGCAGGGCTCGCCCTTGCCGTTGCGGCCGACCTTGACCGTGGAGGCGTCGAAGGCGTCCCGCTCCGCTGCGGTCAGTGTGCGGACGTGCACAGTGCCACCCCACTCGGGCACGTCCACGGGTTCGATCCGATGGTCCTTGCGGTTGAAGATGTCGGCCTTGCTCAGTGCCATCTGTTCACCTGTTAGCTTGCAGCAGTGAAGGTCGGGGCACCGGTCAGCTTGACGGTGCCGGCAGAGAAGACGGGTTTGTCGGCGTCATCCAGAGCGGCGAGGCCGAATTTCTTCAGGTAGCCTGGGAAGGTGACATAGCTGCCGTCTGGCACACTCACCTTCCAGTAGTGGCCAGTCCGGTACAGGGCCGCCAGTGCCGCGTGCTGGGTCTTGTCGAAGAAGATTTCAAACTCCATCTCGCCGGCCGTGGCCAGTCCAGCCTTGAAGGTTCGGAAGGCCGAACCGCCATTGAGCGGAGTCACGTCCACGTCAGGCACATCGGGCATGCCCGGCGTGCCGAGACTCTTGGTGTTGGTAATCTCGGTCCAGGTCGCATTGTCGCTCCCGTGGTAGAACCGTGTCCCGTTGATCAGGTCCGCCATGGATCAGCCCCCCCCTGAGTATCCGATCTCCACGTCGAGGCCGGCATGAAAGATGCCCCGCTCGTCCGCGTGGATCGGTGGTGTGTGATCGTCCTCTCCGCCGATCTCAAACACTCCCCGGATGTACACACCCGTGGTGCCGATCTGGCCGAACAGCGGGAGCAACACGTCCCGCACCGCGTCACTTACAGCCTTCGCCGAGGCGTAGGTCCGGCCGTGCGCCTCCAGCCGCATCGAGTAGCTGTTCAGGTCCACCAGGCCGCCGGCGAGGTTCCTCATCTGGATCCGGGTCGCCTGGTTGTAGGTCACGCTCGGCAGGGTGCCGGACTGCGGCCCCATCTCCGGGTACACCCGCGTGCTCACCAGGGCCGACACTGCGGCGTCAGCGATCAGCACACTCTGGATGGCCTGCTCAAGCGTCACTGGCGTCCCTCAGCGTCTTCTCGATGGCCTTGGTCATTGACTCCAGGATCGCGTCACGCTGGCCCTCGATCGCGGGCCGAAGGAACGGGAACGGTCTGCTCCGCACGGTGCCCAGCTCAACGAGGTGAGCGTACACGGCCGGGTTCGCGTAGCCTGACGGAGGCGGCGCCGCTGGTGCCCACTTGCCCCGGCTGCGAATCACTGGTTGGTGGAACCCGGTGCGAGCACCGACGACACACACGGCCACGCCCGACTTGTACACCTTGACCTTCTTGCCGATCGACTTACGGAGGAGCTTCGTCTCGGTGCGGACGAGCTGTTTGGCCTTCTTGACGACGACGGTGCCAGCTGCCGACACGGCCGCCCGCAGGGCCTTGCGGCGGATCTTCATGTCCAGGCCGGCGAGCTGTTTGAGCACCGGCTTGACATCTATCTTGGCTGACACCTTGAACATCACAGCTCCTCGTGGCAGATCAGGACCATGAACCGCTTGCGTTCGTCTACCGTGATCACACTCTCCACGTTGAACGTCCGCGAGCCGAACAGTAGCCGGCACCTCGGAGTGATCGTCGAGTCATACCGCAGCGTCACCTTGTGGGTAACGTCCGGGCTCACCTGCTTCGCCTGCCATAGCTCCCGGCCGTTCAGCGGCTCGATGGAGCCCCACCGAGTGTTACCCGAGGTGTACGTCAGGATCAGCTCGCCGAACTCGTTGGCGGCCGTGCTGGGCGTCTGGATCGTGATCCGCTGACGGAGCGGGCCGACTGCCGTGTTCATAGGCCGTACTCCCGCTCACCGTTCCAGTTCAGGCCCAGGAGACTCTTGACCGCGAGAGGCAGTTCCTCCTGTGTGCCGTCGTCGCCGCGTCGCTCGTACCAGTGAGCGGCGAGCATCTTGATTGCGAGCTTCACCTCCTCGGGCACCGACGCGGCCGCACCGTAGCCGGCCACGAACGTGATCTGCACAGCGGCCGGCATCAGCTTCGTCACCGGCCACACCTTGCCCATGGCCAGGATGATCCTGCCAGGGTCGCTCGCCGCGTCCACGTTGTAGGTCGCCGCGTCCAGCGTGTTGAGGGTGCCGCCCAGGTCGTAGTATTCGACCGTGGACACCGACTGGAGCGGTGCCTTCGGAATGCGGATCGTGTGCGGGTCCGGGAACAGCGTCGGAGCTTCCAGGTATGCCCAGCCGCCCGGCCACGGGAACCCGTCCAGGGTGAGCCGCCAGGTCGCTGTCACGAGCTGGCGGCCCAGGTAGCTCTCGACCAGCCGACGAGCGGCCAGGCCGAGAGCTGTGATGTCGCTGTCGTCCGCCGTCGTCTCCACACGCAGCCAAGACTTCAGCTCGGCCAGTGTGACCGGCTCGGAGGCCGGTGCCGATGCCAGTGTCAGACCGTACATCGTGCACCCTCCTCACTCAGCCGACGATGACCACCACCTGACCCGTCTTGGTAGCTCCACCGCTGGACACGGTGATCACCAGGCGATCGTTTGCCACCGCGATCGGCTCGTTCACCGTCTGCGTGCCGTTGTACGTCAGAGCGGTGCCGCTGGTATTGTGCACCTGATCCCTCGGGTAGCGTGTGGCCGAGGCGTTGACGCTCGCCTCGGACCACACCGTTTGCCCGGTGCTCTCCACCGTGACGGAGAACGTGACTCCATTGCTGAAGTCAGTCTTGAGGTAGCGGATTCCCAGGATGCGGCCCCAGAGGTTTGGTGTGTACCCTGTGGCCGCACCGGAGCCGTCCGTGGTGAGAGTCACAACGTGCCGCTCAGTGTACATGTGACTCCCCTCGGTTACGATGCGATGATGCCGGCCCCTCGCAGGGCCGCCAGGATCGCGTTGACCTTGGCGGCCAGGTCGGCGAAGTTGTTGTTGATGTTGGCGGACACGTCGCCACTGTTGGTCGCACCGATCGCGACCATGGTGTCGTTCGCCGTGCCGCCGGTCGAATCGGTGAGGGAGACGATCGCCGAGGCCTGTGTGCCTGCGGCCGTGATCGTCCCGCCCGACTCGATATTGATGGACCCACCGGAGCTGACCACGAGCGAGGCACCGCCTTGCTCGTGGTAGACCAGCGAGTTGTAGCTGGTGTCTGCCATGGGCTCAGTTCTCCGGGGTGCTCAGGGCCGAGGCCAGGACCGTGCTGTCCGCCGTCACCGGTACAGACCGGGAGCGGTACAGGATCGCGAACACACCGTCAACGACGGCGTTGGCCGTGCCGCGAGACAGGACCGCAAACACATACCGGTAGGCCGGACGCACCACGTCCACGGCCATCAGCTTGTTGTCGGCGTCGGACGCGGCGGCCGTGTAAGTGCACGAGCCGCCCGTCACCGAGGCCGGCGTCGGGCTAGAGGTGCTGTTGGCCGTGTTCTCCTTCACGGTCAGGGTCAGCACCGAGGTCGCGGTCACGTCGCCGAGGGCCGCCACGAACATCACGCTGTCGTAGCCGGCCATGTCAACGACACTGGTCGTCACGTCGGTCTGAGCGGCCGCAGCGGCGTTCGCCACGCGGACGATCTTGGTGTCCTTCAGGAGGCTATTCATGTGAGAGGTTCCCCTGTGTGGGTTGTTCGGTCAGGCCCTCACGGGCTCACGCTCACGCTTGCTGGAGGTACTTCACAACCGCCGTGCCGGCCTGGAGGAGCTTGCCGTCCTCGCGGATGAAGGCAACGAACCCATCCTGGTCATAGTCGCGGAACCGCTCCTGGAGTCGGTACAGACGATAGCCGCCGACGCGGCGGATCTTGTACTGGCGGAGGGCACCGAACAGGATGGTCTTCTTGGTCGTGGCGACCGTCGAATCCATCTCCAGGCAGATGTTCAGCGGGTAGCCAGCCAGGCGATCGGGCACGTTGTCCTGGAGGCCTGGGCTCCACAAGTACCTGCCCTCGCCATCCTTGAGCTTGCGAAGGTGCTGGACGATGCCGTCGTGCATCAGGAACCCGACGCCCGGCTGCGAGCGATAGGCCCGGTCGACCGAGTGGACCAGGTCGATGATCTCGTCGGCCTTGATCTGCGTCGGCGAGGCGGCCGTCACACCCAGAGTCGCACCGGTGACGATGCCCTCGGGAGTGCTGGCTCCACTGCCAGTCGCATACTTGCTGGCCGTCACACGGCCGAGGCGGATGCCGAGCATCTCGCCGATCAGTGATGGCAGGTCAAACGCCGCGTCCTCCAGCAGTTCGGCCGGGATGAGCACCGGCGTCGAGCTGAACTTGTACGCGTCCCATCGCTTCTGAGCCAGCGTCGGGTTGACACCGGCAGAGAAGGCGTCGCTGTTCTCACCGAGCTGAACGCCCTGGTTCGAGGTGTCATCAGCGGTCGGCCACAGGAGCGGCTCACCCGAGCTGGTCGTGATCTCCTCGGCGATCTGACGCACGCCACCGAACGCCAGGAGGTTCACCTCAAGGCTGTTCACCAGGGTCGCCGGCGGAACGAGGTAAGCACCGCTGGTCCCGAGCTGTGCGGACATGTTGGCCCGCAGTTCACGCTGAGCCACCTCGCCACGGCGTTCGGGATGGCACGAGGCCATCCGCTCCTTCATGGCCGCCCGCTGTTGCCGGGGCATGGTCGGGATGTCGATGAACTCGACACCCGGATTGAACCGCAGGGCCCGGCAGGCGGCCTTCTGACTGCGGGTTAGAGGCAGGCCGGTCTGGCGTCGGCACCAGGCCGTGAAGGCCAGGCTCCGCTGCTCCTCGGTGTGCACCACGTTGTCACGGGTGCGACGGCGGCCAGGCCGATCCTCGCGACCCACGTCGGGATCGCCGACACCACGGGAACCGTCCCGCTCGATCTCGGCCAGACGCAGCTCACGGGCTGTGCGATCGTACTCGCTGTTCACCCGCTCCCACTGCTGCCGCTCCTCGGCAGTGAACTCACGCCGCTCGGTGTTGATCCTGTCGGCGAGCTGGCGGATGCCGGCCACCGCTGCGACCCGCTGCTCCCGGAGCTGTTGCACGTTCGCCATGTGGAGTCTCCCCCTGTGACTGCCGGGAATGCCGGCCGAAAAACGAACAACCGGCGGACCCTCGACTGTGTCGAGCATCCGCCGGTTAGCTTGGCGTCGGTATGCTTCTATGCTGTTACTCTACCTATCAGACGGTCCAGCGTGCCTGTTTGTTTGCACACACTCGACCGTTTGCACACCACACACGTTCAGCCTGTGACGGTGACGCTGGGTGTGCGGCCACACTCACACCGAACTGGCCACCTCGGCGGCCCTGGCACGAGCAGCGGCGAGCCGTGCCTCCAGCGGCATCGTCCGCTCCTTCCACCGCTGGTAGGATGCCCGAGCCTCATCGACACTGCCGACAGCTCGCACGGTGGAACCATCCGCACGGCCTGCCGAGGTCCCGGCGTAGGCTGGATACGTCACCGGGCCAGCATCGAGCAATCGAACGGACTCGATGGTCCGCACGGCAGTCCGGCGGCCGTCCTGGTCGTCGGACTCCATCCAGCTCTCCTGCTCGACGACGAACCCGAACGAGCTACCGCTCACGTCTCCCCGGTCGATCAGCTCCGACACGTCCCGGCCGGTCTGGGTGTCGGGCATGTCGATCCGGTAGCGGAGGCCTCGCTCGTCCTCCTCGATCTGCATGGTGCCGGCCGAGGTCCGGCCCAGCAGGAGGGACGGGTCGTGATTGAACAGGCCACGCACGTCGTCGCCGTCCTGGATCGCCCGGCTGAATGCGCCTCGAGCCACTCGCTCGACGGCTCGCATGGACGGGTCGGACCATAGCTCGTACTCGGTGCCAGGGTCCGCGTCGTTGTGGAACACGGCCGCGTACCCCTCGATCGTCGGCGAGTCGCTGGACTCCTCCGCGTCGTCGTTGTCGTCCTCGGACTGCTCGGCGTCAGCCTGGCCGTCCTCGTCGTCGTGTTCCTCCTCGCCCTCAGCCTCCTCGCCCATGTCGCTGTCGGACTGGACGGCCGCCTTGTCCTCGGGCTTATCCTCGTCGTCCTCGCGACGGGACCGCTTCCGCTTGGTCAGCCGCACCGGAGTCCCCGGCAGGGCCAGCAGTCTACGCTCCAGCGTGTTCGCCATGTCACTCTCCCACCAGGGCCTTGCACACGTTCAGTGAGGCCGGATCCGCTTCCAGCCTCTCCATCAGCTCACCGATCGACTGGCCCAGCTCGGCAGCTGGCACCTCGGATGCCTCCAGGAGCATCGTCCGCAGTTCGTCCACCAGTTCGGCCGCCACACCGTCAGCGGCCAGCGTCCGTCCATCCAGTGCACCCAGCGCCTGCAGCACGGGTGCCAGGACGTAGCCCATCACACCGGAGTGTTCGGCCTCCAGCGTATCCAGCCACTTGCCGAACCCGCTGGGCTTCTGAGCGGCCCTGCGTGCCGCCATACCGATCCGCCGGACCATCCTGCCCAGTGTCTCACCCAGGAGGTAGTGCAGCGGCCCACGCACCCGCTCGGCACGATCGTCGCCGGTGTCATCGACGGCCGGGTCAGGCGAGGGCTCGGGATCAGACGGCCCCCCGGCAGCCTCTCCCTCGCCACTCGCCGGCCCGGCCATCGCGGGCAGGGCCTCGCCGATCGCGATCCCGTACCGCTCATAGCTCACACCGTCGGCGTCCCGGTCCCTCCACCGGGCCAGCCAGTCAGCCTCGGCCACCATCCTCGGGCCGGTCGCCGGATCCTGGAGGAACACCTGCCCAAGGCCGGTGCCGGTGACAACCACCCAGTGCCCCACCGTCTCGCCGTCGTCGGCCACCTGGACCGGGCAGAGGACCGGCTGGCCCCAGCTGAAGAACCGCGTCAGGTCCACCACCTCCAGCTGGCCGGCGGCGGTCGTCACCAGGCCCTGCCGGGAGAGGTAGTCGAGGATGGCCGATGGCCGGGTTCCCTGCCGCTCGTTCGTCCCAAGGGCCTGGATCAGGTCGGCCCGTGACGGGCTCAGCCCGAACAGGCTACAGGCCGCCTGGACGGCCGCAGGGCCGCAGTCGTAGTCGTCAGCCTGCCGAACGTCCGGCACGTCCAGCAGCGTCGATCCTGGAGCGACAGCAGGGCCGTCAACGCCGTCCGGGTCCGCGTTGACTGCGGCCAGGTTCACGGGTCGGTAGTAGATCGACCCGAGGCCGTCCGGGAGCGGGTTCAGGCCTTCGCGGGCTCGCACGTCGTCGGCACACATCCAGCCATTGGACAGGGCCTGGACGTAGTAGGTCCCTCGCTGTTGCAGGTCGGCCCGGACCAGGGGGAAGCGGTCGAACGCGATCGTGTGCGTCTCCCGGTCCCGCTGGTAGGTCCCGAGGAGTTTGGACTCGCACTCCTCCTCCCACCGGACCAGCCACGGGTCGATCGCGTCGTCGAGGTACGACTGGTTCTCCTGCTCCAGTGACTTGTAGCTGACGTTCACCGAGGCACCGAGCTTGTGCGGAGGCAAGCCGAGCCAGTTGGCAATCTCAATCAGGCTGAACGACCTGGACTCCAGGAGCTGGGAGTCGCGAGCGTTGATCGACAGCTCCGACGCGGCGACACCCTCCTCCAGGATGGCCGTCCTGTGTGCGTTGTCCAGGCCGGCGTGCATCCGCTCCCAGGACTCTCTCAGGTTCTTCCTGGCCTCCGGGCTGAGGCGTCCGGGGTGTGTCAGGACCACGTTGGGACGGGCACTGTTGCGGAAGAACGTGCTCGCGAACTGGCTCATGGCCAGCCCGAGGCCGAGGGACTCCCTGGCCTTGCTGAGCAGCGAGTAGCCTTCCAGCCCGTCAAACGACAGGCCCTTGATGTGGAGTACATCCTCGGCCGGGAGCTTGCGTGCCTCCCCGCCGGTCTTCAGCTCGTGGACGTACCAGAGGGTCCGGTTCTCCCGGACGGGGTAGGTCCGCTCTGGATCCAGAGGGAGCAGCTCGATCGGCGTGCCATCGGCTCGCCGGTAGATGTAGCTGTACCCGTTGCCGTGCTGAATCACATGGGCCTGCATCGTGTGCTTCCACACGAACGCCGTCATGGCCTCGTTGGGCTGTCGCCTCAGCAGTCGATAGGCCGGGTGTGTCGGTTCCGGTTCGGCACCAGGACCGGTGCGACGGTATACACCCAGAGGGAGCTTCGCGACGGTGCCGCACAACAGGCTGACGCCACGCCACCAGGCCGCGTACGTCAGGGCTTTCTCCCTGCTGACGCGGATGCCGGCGGCCGACAGGGAGCCGTCGAGGGACTCACCCAGAGCGTTACTCCAGGGGTCCAACGGCCGGCGAGGGTTCTCCATCGAGCGGAGCAACCGGCCCGGCAACGCCAACAGGGACTGCATCAATCCCATCACAGCACCTCCAGGCCATTGGTGTCATACACCGAACTGGTAGCCGGTGAGAGCATCGCCCGCCCTAACGCCATAACCACCGCTATGATACCGTCAATCTTCTCGGACGACTTCCTCTTGCTGGGCTTGATGTTGCCCGCTGCGTCTTGCTCCACCGTTACATTCGCTGCATTCCATCGCAGCACCGGGTGCCCGCCGTGTGCCACCTTGCCGGCCAGGACGAGCTTCTCCAGCTCCTTCGTGGGTGCGGACATGCTCGCGAACCCCTGGCCGAACATCACCACGTTGAGGCCGTCACCCTGGAGCTGCACCGCCAGTTGTGTCGAGTTCCACCGGTCGATGGCAATGTCGCGGATGTCATACCGCTGGGCCAACTCGCCGATGCGTGCTCGGATCCGGTCGTAGTCGATCACATCGCCCGGCGTCAGCTCGACGTGGCCCATCTCGGCCCAGCGTCCGAAGCGGGCCTTGTTCTCTCGCTCGCGGCGTCGGTCGGCTCCAGCCGGTGCCCAGAAGTAGGGGAGGATCAGGTAGCCGTCACCCTCCGGGAACACCAGGGCCATCGCGGCCAGGTCGGTCGTGCTGGCCAGGTCCAGGCCGGCGAAGCAGGGACGGCCTTGCAGGGCCACCGGATCGACCGGGCCGCCGCACGCATCCCACCGCTCCAGCGAGAGCCATCGCACGTCCTGTTCGGTCCACTGGTTCAGCCGGTAACGTCGGAAGGCGTTCTCCTTCGCGGCTGAGGCCCTGGCCTCGGCACAGTCGCTCTCGAACTGGTCGGCCTTGATCGTGGTGCCAAACGACGGGTTCGCTCGCTTCCACACCTCGGGAGAGGTCCAGTCGTCGGCGTCGGTGGCCTCCGAGACATAGGCGAAGAACGCCGTGTCGTGCACCGTCCAGTCGAGCACCGAGCGAGCGTACCGGTACTGCTCGTAGCCGATCGTGTCGCGGTCGTAGCCGGCCGTCGAGATCGACACCAGGAGCGGTTGCCGGCGAGCTGCACCGCCGTAGGTGAGGCAGTCCCACAGCTCGCGGCTCCGCTGGGCGTGCAGCTCGTCGAAGATCAGGCCGTGGATGTTGAGGCCTTCCTTGGTCGCCACCTCGGCACTCAACGCCTTGAACCACGAGTTGCGACCAGGGAAAGCGATCTGCTTGGTGCTGTCCACCACCGTCAGCTTGCCAGCGAGGCCAGGGCTGGCCCGAACCATCGAGGCAGCCTCGCGGAACACGATGCTGGCCTGATCGCGGTCGGCCGCCGCTGAGTACACCTCGGCACCGGCCTCACCGTCTCCCACCAGGAGGTACAGGGCCAGGGCAGAGCACAGGGTGCTCTTGCCGTTCTTCTTGGGCACCCAGATGCCGGCCCTGCGGAAGCGTCTGGTGCCATCCGGCCGCTTCCAGCCGAACAGGGGAGCCACCACGTCCCGCCACTGCCAGTCGAGCAGGTGGAACGGTTTGCCGGCCCACTCGCCTTTGCTGTGCCGCAGGAACTTGGTGCAGAAGGTCCGCACCCGCTCGGCGGCTGGCAGGTCGAAGTAGCAGCCGGCCTTGACGGCGGCCTCGTCCGCTGGGGAGCGGATCCAATCGGGATCAACCGACCTGGGTGCCAAGGAAGTCCTCCAGTTCGTCCTTCTCGACCTGGCCTTTGGGGACAGAGAGCCGGGCACGGCTGGACGGATCCAGGCCGAACATCGCGGCGTATGCCCTGATGGCCATCCATGCAGTCCTTTGCATGCTGATCGCTGGGTGTGGCTTCTTCCCGCCGGCCGCCGTCTCGACGACGCGGCCTTCCTTCTGGAGCAGCTCCGTTGCAGACCGTAGCTCGCTCCAGGCCTGACAGTAAGCGGCGAGTGACTCGCCATCGACCGAGGTGAGCAGTCCGAGGCGGGCCAGCTCGGGAGCCAGACGCTTCCACTGACGCTTCGCCTCGGCGTCGAGCCAGGCCGGGCACTTCGGTATCGTGGAATCCGGTTGCGGCTCCAACGTGTTGATTGGCCGCTTGCCGGGGTTCCCCTCAAGGATCTTCAGTGATGTCGGTTTCGGTCTGCCTCCAGGACGCTTCATGATGCCCTCACCTCCCAGTCATCAGTACCCCTCCAGATCGGATCTTCAGACCTGCGGGCGTTCTTGCGATGT